GTTTTGACTAGTTTGATAGCCCCTGTTAGTTCTTTGTTAGATAAATTTATTGAAGATAAAGATCAAAAAGCACTTTTAGCACACGAAATATCTACTCTTGCAACTAAACAGGCTCAGGATATTGCTCTTGCTCAAATAGAAACAAACCAACAAGAAGCTAAAGGTAATTGGTTTCAGTCTGGTTGGAGACCTGCTACTGGATGGGTTTGCGTAGTTTCTTTTGCTATAAACAATTTAGTATCTCCTATTGCATCGGGTTTTGGAGTAGAAATACCACAGGCTGACATGAGTGTAATGATGCCTGTATTAATGGGAATGTTGGGTCTTGGAACAATGCGTTCCTTAGAAAGAATTAAAGGAGTTGGAAAATGATTTCTAGTTTTAGAAAGGAAGACATCTTTCCTAGTTCTATAGATGTACCTTTAAGGGATAATAAATCTACGACTACTGTGGCTCCTAAAATAAATGTAGCACCTAAGACTACTATAGCACCTAAGACTACTTTAGAACCTAAAAAACCGCAATCCTCTTTATTTTCTGATCCTTTTTTAGGACAAAACCCTACAAGAACTACGGATAGTCTTTTTTCTGACTACTTAAAAATTAAACCTACTGTAGTACCTGAGACTACTATAGTACCTGAGACTACTATAGTACCTGAGACTACTGTAGTACCTGAGACTACTATAGTACCTGAGACTACTGTAGTGCCTGAAGCTACAACTTTTAATAAAAAACCAGAACCCTCTTTATTCTCTGACCCTGATTTAGGAGTACTTAAGACTAATGTAGTACCTGAAACTAATGTAGTACCTGAGACTTCTGTAGTCTCTCAAGCTAGACCTTCTGCTCCTTCTACAGCTAAACCAACAGAGCAAGATTCTCCTCAATCAGCATTAAGTAATTATAAAGATTTTTTTAATCAGACTCAACAGCAAAGCCAAGTTCTAGCTGAAGCGGCTATGGAGTCTGGAGATTATAGTGGTCTTGAAAATATAGATATTAACAGACTTAATCAAAATGTTTCACAAGGTTTGAAAGAATATTCTATACAAGAAGTAGATCAAAACATTTTAAAATATATTAAAGATAACGAGATTCCTCCTTTTATTGAAACTGAAGATGGAGAAAAGCTTTTCTTTACTACAGGTACAGATACGTCAATGCCTGACTTAGCGGCTTTAGGGGACGCCCATCAAGAAGGAGGAAGATATGTAGCAACTGGTGATGTTGGTACTTATTCTTCTGTTTGGATTGAAAATCCTAGTACGTCCGCAGAAATATTAAATAATCCAATATTAAGCATAGCCGCTATGTTTGTTCCTTACGGCACAGCTATCCTAACAGCCGCTAAAGGAGCAACTGGGCAGACACTACACGCAGGAGATTGGGCTAGTTTAGCTAGTGCAGGGTTACAAAAAGCAGGATATACTAAAGCCCCCAGTACTGTAGACGGTGTTAAAGACGCAGGATATGGTTTAACAATAGGCGGTGTTGACTTAAGTTACGCTCAGACTAATGCGTTACTTAAAGGTGCTATTACTGGAGACCCTAAACAAGCTATTGCTCAAACAGTAACAAATCACTATCTTGATAATATTCTTTCTAATCCAGATTCTTCTTTAGGTCAATCTTTAGACTTTTTAGAAATGGATAGAGATGCTTTTTCTGACGCTTTATCAAGAGTAGTTGGTAAGGTTGCTGATGGTGATGACTTAAACGATGCTGTACTTTCAGGATTTGCACAGTATATTAGAGAGGGTGGAACATTTGAAGGTAACATTATTCCTGATTGGATCAGTGAAGCAGGTAGGGACTTTGATGATGCTGTCTTACAACCTATTAAAGAAGTTGTAGAACTACTAGCAGGTAACGCTATAGATGGAATGCAAGAAATAGGTAGTGTTTTAAGTGAAGTAGGTTCAACTGTTGAAGCTGTTGTTCGTCCTGTAGTAAATGTTGTAGAAGACATAGCGTCAGAAATAGGAGACATGGGTTCAGAGTTTGATGATGCTGTTTTACATCCTCTTGAAGAAACTATTGAAGAATTTGGTGAGCCTATTGAAGATGCCGTTCGTGAAGCAGGAGGAGTTCTTGCGGATACAATGGAACCAGTTAAAGAATTCCTAGAGGAAGTTGGGCCATCCATTGAAGACACGGTACGAGCAGGGGGTAGAGCCTTTGATGATTACATTCTACAGCCTCTAAAAGACTTACTGGAAGGAATACTTAAAAACATATCATTAGGCGGTATAGGAGCAGGAGGAGGAGCAGGTGGCGGTGCTTTGTTAGCCGCAGGTGCAGGAACTGGCTCTGATGATCTCTTTAAATTTAAAACACAAGTAGGTGTAGATTTACCAGAGTTTGAGGAAGTAGCATACCGCGACCCTTTTGAATCCACGTTTCAGTCAACAATCTCATAGGAATAATAATGACTTACTTACAGCTTGTTAATAGTGTACTGCGGAGACTACGAGAGGACGAAGTATCTTCAGTCTCACAGAATAGCTATTCAAAACTTATAGGAGAGTTTGTCAATGATGCAAAACGTACAGTGGAAGATTCCTACGATTGGACAGCTTTACGTACTACATTGACAGTTTCTACAGATACTACTAGTTTTAACTATATCCTAACTGGTTCACAAAATAGAATGAAAGTGTTGGATGTCATTAACGATACCTCTGATTTCTTTATGCAGTACCGTGGTTCTCGTTGGATGGATAATGCTTTTTTAATAGAGACTCCACCTTTAGGCTCACCTCAGTTCTATAGTTTTAATGGTGTAGATGTAAATGGTGATAATGGTGTAGATGTCTACCCTAAGCCTGATGGTGTTTATCAGTTAAGGTTTAACGTAGTGTTGCGTACAGAAGACTTTACAACGGACACAGAAAGACTTGGTGTTCCTTCCTCTCCTGTAATACAACTAGCTACAGCATTGGGAGCAAGAGAGCGAGGCGAAACAGGAGGAACAAGTGCGGCTGAGTTGTTTGCTTTAGCAGACAATACGTTAGCGGATGCTATAGCTATAGATGCATCTCAACATCCTGAAGAAAACATCTGGTATTCTTAAATGGCTCAACAACTACAAAACCTTACTATAGCCGCACCTGCTTTCTTGGGTATAAATACTCAGGATTCTCCTGTCGGCATTGATCCTTCCTACGCTTCCATTGCAGACAACTGTGTAATAGACAAGCTAGGTAGAGTAGGTGCAAGGAAAGGTTGGACTGCTATTAGTTCTAATGGTTCATCCGTTCTAGGCTCAAGTCGTGGCATAGAGACTATATATGAGTATATTGATACTTCAGGTGATAAGGTTGTACTATCCGCAGGTAACAATAAAATATTCTCAGGGACTACAACTTTAACGGACATAACACCTTCTAGTTATTCTCCTTCAGGAAATAATTGGAAGATTGTGTCATTAGCTAACCATGCTTATTTATTCCAAAGAGGACATGAACCTTTAATCTATACTGATGAAAGTGGATCAGGAGTTCTTGAGAAGTTCTCAAGTCACTCACACTCTACAGGAACAGCTCCACAAGGCAATGAAGTTCTGTCTGCATTTGGTAGGCTTTGGGTAGCAGATGTTACAGGAAATAAACATACTGTTTACTGGTCTGATTTATTAACAGGACACGCATGGACAGGAGGTTCTTCAGGGTCAATAGACATTACTACTGTATGGCCTACTGGTTTTGATGAGATAGTTGCACTAGCGGCTCACAACGGCTTTCTAATCATCTTTGGTAAGAAGTCTATACTTGTGTACTCAGGGGCATCCTCCCCTGCTTCTATGACCCTTACAGACACCATAGAGGGCGTTGGTTGTATTGCTCGTGACTCTGTACAGCAGACAGGTACGGACATTATATTCCTATCTGATTCAGGTGTACGTAGCTTTGGTAGGACAATACAAGAAAAGTCTCTACCTATGAGAGACATTAGTAAGAATGTAAGAAGTGATTTACTGGCTTTAATACCTTTACAGACATACGCTATTAAATCTGTATATTCCCCTGAAGATTCTTTTTACTTACTTACTTTTCCAAACAGTAACATAGTTTATTGTTTTGATATGCGAACTACTTTACAGGATGGTTCTAACAGAGCAACTACTTGGTCTGCTTTATATCCTTTGTCTTTTTCCGTACAAGAGACAGGTGAACTTTACATGGGCATAGACTCAGGGATTGTTAAGTATGCTTCTTACTTAGATGGTGTTACTAAGTATCAGCTTAGATACTTCAGCAATGCAATGGATTTTGGCAATACATCAAACCTTAAGTTTTTAAAGAAGTTTAACTTAACTATTGTAGGTGGACAGAATACACCTACAACTCTTAACTGGGGTTATGACTATACTTCAAGCTACACTAAACAAGCTTTTATTTTTGGTTCGTCCTCCCTTGCTGAATATGGGGTTTCGGAATATAACACAACTGGTGAATATACAGCATCTGTAGTTGTGAATACTCCAAAGGTAAACACAAGTGGTAACGGAGAGGTTGTAACTATTGGCATTGAAGCTGAGATAAATGCTTCTGCTTTTTCTATTCAAAAAATTGACATACACGCTTTACTAGGGAGACTTATCTAATGTCTAATTATACAAAGACAACTAACTTTGCAACTAAGGACTCTCTAAGTTCAGGAGACCCAAATAAAATTGTTAAAGGCACAGAAATAGATTCTGAA